CTTATGGCTATGAGGTACTGGTCGGAGAAGATCAGGGTGTACAACCGCTCTATGAGGAAAGTATGAGTTATCAAATGCAATTGATGGCGGCTCTTGCGATGTATGGAGCATCCGCAAAATCGGACTGGTATCATCATCCAAAGAAAGGCCAATCGGTGTTCAAGAACAAATCGAAGACTGCCCATAAACGAAAAGCACAAAAGAACGCTCGAAAGATTCAACGGAGGCATAATGGCTAAACCAAATTCGCACGAACAGACGATTAAGATGCAGAAGGAGTTGATCGACTCCCTCAATGGTCACTTAACGACCATTCGCAAAACCGCCAAGTCCATTCGGAAGATTGTAAACTGTATCGAAATTCTCGAACAGCATGGAGTATGTCCAGAGAACCTTCGTCCCATTCGGGAATACCAGTCCATGTTGGCACGGGAAGTAGAATGTATCGTCAATCGTGCGTTGGTAGAAGACGATGGTGAATGATGCCAATAAGAATCATCCAACGGGAGGCTCTATCGTCTTCCCACGGGGTCAATCGAAGTCGAAACTCCCCTTTGAAATCCCTTCATTGTCAGATTGGGCAAAACGGTTCGTCCTTCGGGAAGAATACAATCGCATCCTGATTGAGAATGCGATGCTCAAGGCCAAGATAGCCCGTCTCGAACGGAACAACCCATTTGGAGTATGATATGAGTTGCCCAAAATGCAATTCCCCCGAAGTGTCGTTCAATAGCCCGAAGACCAAGTATTCGTGTGGTTCGACCGACTACGATCAGCGACCAAACACCTTCAATCAGACCGAAGCGTGCAAGACTCTCGAAGCGAGGAAGAATGCAAGTACCTAATCGCCCAACCCATGCAGTCCACCGCATCAACAATTGGGATGGACAAGAAGACGATGTGTGTTGTCTTGCCTATGTCGGTCACGATGGCGAACTATACGACTTTGATTCTGGTGCGAGACTTCTTGAGTATGAAGGCGACAGGATCATCAAAGCCATTCCACTGGTATGGAACTCGAACCGTTCTTTCCTTGTATCGTTCATGGATGAAGATGGGAGAGCATACAACAAAGCAATTGACACCGAAGGCGAACTTCCGTCAATCGAGACATTGACCAAGTTGGAAAAGGAAGTTGCTATCACCTACGATAGTGCGTGTATGCAGGTCATTTCTATTTCCGAAATCGCTTACACTACGAAGGAACCAGAATGATTCATATGCAGTTTGTTAGGATTCGGGACAATGCGTTGGTCATGGACGGATGTTGCCCATCGGAAGATCATATGAATGATTTTTTGTATGAGAAAGTATCCGAATTGGGGCTTGGTGATTGGTTGGTGAACCGACTGAAACAATGTCTTTGTTTTGAAAGCCGTGCGATGTTTCTCGAACGATGTGGATTAAAGGTTCTGTATGAAACGCTTGAACAGAAAGAAGATTCTTGAAGCATTGGAGACCGCACGGCAGGGGTTCAACTCAATCTGTCTTCGATTCATTGGAAGCGACCAACTCCAAGACAAGGTTGTCCTCATGTCAATGACGGCACACCATCACCAATTGAACTGTGTCATCGTGGAACTAGGCGGGGAATCGGTCGTTCTCAATGAGTCGATCATTCGCCCCAAACTGGACGGCAAGCCAATCGCCCAACAATTCCAAGATGACCTGAATTCATTGATTGACAATTACAGGGATCAGGGAATCACCCTATCGGAAACGGTTGGAGCGATAGAATTGGTCAAATTAGACCTATGGAAAGAGTCTATCGAAGAATAACCCCAATTTATTTAAGAATACCCTCTTGACTATACAAGATACATAGTATATATTGAAAGTGTAAGGAAACGATAAATTGAGGTGAATATGAAATCCTATTCCGAAACCACCGTCCAACGGGTTCTCAAGTCGGTATCCAAGACCTACAAGAAGCTCCCCAAGTTCTTTGTTCGTGTCCATATCAAAACCAAGTCACGCATTAAATATATCATCGGAGGTGCTACCCAGATTGACAACATCAATCGGGAAGTAGCCAAGTTAGTGGATGCGTTCGGAGGAAGCTATGCGGAACGCTTTGACAGAAGCTCAATCGTGGTATGTGTTTGTGAAGGTAAAAAAATTCTTGCCAAGGCTACCTTGGCGCAAATGATGGGTTAATTATGAGTGAAATTGACATGACCGTTCCCGAAGACATCGACCTCAAGATTTGTGCAGAACTCTTCAATGAGTTCAGAGTAGCACGGGATCGCTATTCATCTTTCGCACAAAAGTTGGCGGTGCAACGGTGCGCCTATTTGGTTGGCGACATCGTAGTGGACAAAACCAACCATTGCTATTACCAGATCAAGGAAATCAAGGGCTATGCGGTTGCCAATGTGGGTGATATGAGCGACAATTTCTTTGGGGTGGAAATCCGTGGAGAACGAGTAAATAAGAAGACCCTCAAATTGACGGGTTCTACCTATGCGGGTAGGGTGAAACTGTACGAGCGTGATATTGTTCTGTACCACCGAAGCGGGTTCATTCATCATGGAGTGGAGGTGAAATAATGGAAGTGTCCGAAAACCTGTTATCCAAGCCAGTACAGGCTTTCTACCATAAGGACTACACCAGTATCGTAGTCCTTCGAGCGGACAACACCAGAGAGTTCGTTCCCATCCGAACCCCTATCAAGAACAATTGTGCGTCAATCACCATTCAGGAAATCACAATCACGAATGGCGAAGTCCACCACGAATATGGAGTATATCCCCATGATACGGGTGACTCCATCCTGAAGAATGGAACCACCGTCTATGTAGTGACCGATCCGTGTTCTGGATCAGCACGGGGAGAGCCGTGTCATTGCAAATTGACACCGACCGAAGAATTCGGAATGAGTACCAATCTGGACAATGGTGAGTCCTGTGAATATGCACGGGTGAAAATTACCAGATTGCCAGTGGAATTCCTATAATGTATCTTTCCTAGTATCACTTAACCTACAAGAGAAATTGACATGAATGACCCCAAGATTGATCCGAAAGACCTCAAGAATATCTTGAATTCGTTTGCCGAAATCAAGGAAACCAGTACCCCGTTGGCAGAGCGGAACCCCGTGGTTATCCAAGAGGGTCGCCCACCCTATGAAGTGTCCAAGCTACCAGAAGAAGCCCGTGGAACCCTCTTGGCCTACTTCGCAATTCGATTCAAGCCGTCTTTCATGGCATCCTATCCCCGGGACAACATTTCATACATCGCATACATCCAACCGCAAATATGGCACAACTTGACGCTTGCGTATTTCTCCGCTACGCAACCAATCGAGATTCCATGTGTTCTCGAAATGTTCGCAACCGACCGTCTCCCAGACAAGAATGTCCCCGACCATGATGAAGAGAATGCGTCAATCGTATTCTCTCCCGAACTCAATCCCGAAGACCAGAAGAAGACCCCTTGGTGCAAAGTCGAACTGAAGGGTATTGCCATCGTCAAGGAAGAGTATTGGTTCGTCCAAATGGAAGGAATATCCAGTACCCATCCCCATCCCCATGCCATCCGTATCCCTTGGAGGCGGGACAAGGGCAAGTTCTATGGATTGACATTCAATATGGATTACAAGGTCAATGCAGTCCATAAGATTGACGAATCTATGTTGATTGACGAATCCGAAACGAAACAAATTGGCGTTTCTACCGAAGCGGTTGTGACCGACTGTGAAGTGGAAGGAACACAAGAAGCATAAAATAATGAATTGATCCACTTGACTATACAAGATACTTGATGTATATTCAAGATATACGAACAATTGAGGTTGAAAATGGGTACTGATACGAAAGGTTTTATCCCTCTTCCAAAGAGCAAGAAGGACGCATTCAAGATCGTCTATGCTATGGAAACCGCCATCCAGAATTTGATGAAGGCGCATCCCGAAGCTATTATCTTCGCAGAAGAAAAGAAGAAGCAAGGTCATCTTCGTCAATTACCGTGGAACATTCGTGTCAAGGATGGAAAGCGGTATGGGTTCGGTGATGTATCGAACTCCGATGAATACTATGCAATGGAGCAACTGTTCTCCTATCCAAGAACGGAATTCTGTCATATCGAATCCCGCATGGTATCGTGTCAGTTCATCTACAACGGTGAGAAGCGTGATCTAAAGGTATTCTTCGACTGTGACCACGATTATTTCGATTCGACTGGTGTAGAATCCAAAGTGATTTTCGACCTGTCTTGTTGGGGATCATCGGTCGAAATCATCCATATGGTCACTCAAGCGGTTGCCGAAAAGATGGGTGCGAAGAACTATTACACCATCGACAACGATTGCTCCGATGAGTGGGTGAAGGATTCTACGATCATCAAGAAGGAATACCCATGAATATCTCAAACACTGTAAAGTATGCGTGTATGGGGTTTCTTGGGATTCTCATTAGCGGATACTGCGTATTTTGGGCGACCGAATTGTATATACGAATAACAGAAAAACCAGAACCGATGATGGATAGGGAAATCCCTATCGGTGCGTCCTTGCTCAAGACATACGATACCTACGGATCGTACAAATTGAAACTGTGGAAGCTCGATGGAATGTGCTTCATATCGTACAACCTAGAAACGCCTAGTGCGTTATTGACCTATGTACCCTGTCCAACACAAGAAAAGGAAAAACCATGACCCGTCAATTTTCAAAGCAGAAGCAAGTTGTCGAAGAGCGCAAGCGCATCGTCAATGAGTTCATCATGCCCCTCAAGACTTGGCTAGAAACCAAGCCAGAAGGCCATACACGGTCTTCTGTGGCACTTTCCCTTGGTCTCCAACGGAATGCCCTATACAAGTTCATCAGTGGAACCCAGACCCCCACGATTGACACCATTGCCCGTATTTCGTTGTTCCTCAAGCAACACGGGATCGAACGGGGGTGCGTATGATTCTTCTTCGGTGTGATGTGTGCAAGAGAACCGTGGAGAATCCGAAATTGATGTTCGTTTCGTCTTCCCCCGTGGTTCTCGGAAACGGAACCCTTCTCAATCCAGAACTCCATGTGTGTGTCTTCTGTATGGTTTATCGCCTGAAAGCGGTTGCGTACAATCTCAAGAACCAATGTGGGGTGGATACCGAAAGCACCGCTGAATCGGTGCAGAAGGCAAAGATGTTCGTTGTTTCCGACATCATCATCAATCCAGAAGAGAAGAATATCGCAGAAGTCCAGACATCCGCAATGGTTCTTCCCAAGTTGGACAGACTGGACAATGGCTTGCGGAAATCCACTCTTCCAAAGCCCGTGTTTGAAGGAAGCACCGACATCGAAACGGTCTTCAAGGAAGCTCTGAAGGACATGAAGGCGAAGGGAGTCCGTCATCGGGTAGTTGCCGTGACCGATTCCTATGGGAAGTACATCGGGGATGCGTCTCTCGATGGCAAGCTCAATCTATGGGAGAATTACAAATCCCTTGTTGGTCTCATTCCATCCTATTCTGGAAAGATTGACCTAGCCAAACATCCGAACTCCCGCCATTTCGACCTTGTGTGGAATGAACTCATCAATGGGAAGTTCGTTTATGTTCGGGTCTATATGGGCAAGGTCTCCGTGTACACCTATTTCGGCTATTCCAAAGATCAAGTCAAGTTCGCACTGAAGGAACTCAATGCGAAGGTTCTGAAGATCGCCCGAAAGACACCAAAGGTAATCGAATGAACAACCGCACTCCCGAACAACACAAAGCACGGGTATCTGCATTCCGTTGTCAATTATGCAGTAAGGTGTCCACCGATCCATCCGACTTCCGTGAAATCATCGGAAATGTCCATATCCCCGACTGTGGTGGATTGATTGGAAACAACTTCCGTGACGAACGGGATATTGACCGCAACAAGGATTCGTTGGGTGAACCGACATTCGTGTTCTACGAACGCACTCCTTCCAGTGATTATCGTCAAATCAATGTGTATTCGACCATTGTGTGTATTCCGTGTTTCCTCAATATGGCGCATATTGACGGAAAGACCTGTTCCCATTCCGAAAACCGTCCATCCAACCACCCCCAACCAGAGGTCATTTAATGTCCAAGAAAAAGGATACGATTCAAACAGACTTGTTTCTGAATTCGATTGAGAAGCCCAAGAAGCCCCTCAATGAGTTCCAGACCCGCAACTTCCTGTACATGATTGATAGGATTCGCTCTTACCGTTTCGGAAAGCTGAATGAAGCCCGTAGGCTCGAAGAAAGGGAATTGGAGAAGTTGCCGAAGCCTACCATGAACGACATCATCCGTCTCATCAAGAACGGAAAACTGGTTCCCCACAAGCGGAACAACCGCAACAATCGGGACTATGATATTAGCTACTCTGGTTCCGCTCTGTACAACGAAGAAAAGAACCAGACCGAAGGTGGATACAATATCACCTTCTCCGTCAAAACCATCCCGACCTTCAAATCCCCCGAAGTGGAATCGGAAAAGATTTCCCAGAAATGGAAGGAACAGGAACGGCTCGACAATGAGCGCATTGCGGGTATCAAGATCAAGCTCCGTTTGGGTCACATTGACTCCGAAACCGCTGAAAACTTCGTCAATGAACTCATGGGCGAATGGAATGTACCCATTACCATCGTTGCCGAAGCCAACCACACCAATGCTTCTTGTGCGAGGTAGCCATGTACGGACTGGAAATCTCCAAAAACGAAAACATCGTTTCGATCATCGCCTACAATGTCGGGAACCTTCCAGAGAAGAAGGCACGGAAAGTCTGCTCCGATCTGGAAAACACCTTGATTGACAAGGGATGCAAGGCCATTGTCATTCGTGAAACAACTTCGTTCACACACACAATCGAAATCAACAAGAACACCGAAGCGATACCCGTCATTTTTCTCTCCACTGGAAAGATGACTGCGACCAAGAAAGAACAATTCTTCGAGACCGTGCAGACAAAGTTGAAGAAGTACGGAATCACGAATTTCATTCTTGCGGGGGGATTCGAGTGACCAAGGAACTTCCTACCGTACAAAACAACTTCTGCCCACGGTGCGGTGTGGCGAAGTTTTGTGTAATCAAGATGGAAGGAAGGATTCGGAATCAATCGTTTTCCGCTCAATATGGGGCAAACGAATCATTCACCAATACGACATTTGATGGATGTCAATGTCTGGTATGTGGCGAAGAGTGGGCATTCCTCAATGGAAAGGTAAGTGTTGCGAATACGCCTATCGAACCAGACCATGATTGGATGTCCATTTTTGAAAACATCGTGAGCGGAATTCGTGGGAACATTGACAACAATGTGTCGAATCGGGTTATAAACGAGACCGACCTACTGTGGACAAAGCTCCAAGTCCGAAAGCACAATGTACTGATCCATAAGGAACTCCTTATCAAGAGGAATTCCGTACCAAATCCACCTAATCCACCACCACTGGAAACATGGGGAGGAAATGTTCCTTTCCACAATCCAATCAACCCAAAGGAATAAACATGGGAACCGCTGATTTTGCAAGAAAGGAATTCGCCTTTCGGGGATGGGACAAGCCAGAGACCGATGAAATGCAGAAAATGATCTGCGCCAACATCATCGAAATCTGTGAGAAGTTCGATGGTCAAGGACATTCGGGTAGTTCTGCGAACTATGTCATTGCCATGCTCAATCGTGTTCTTCGGTACAAGCCCATTTCCCCATTGACGGGCGAAGAGTCCGAATGGCACGAAGTTGGTTCTTCGTTTCGTGGGATCAATGTATTCCAGAATGTCCGTGACTCCGAAGTCTTCAAGGAAGGAAAGGATGGGAAGGCGTATTGGGCATTCGGCAAGGTCTTCCGTGATCCGAAGGGCTTTACCTTCACCAATCGGGATTCCCGTGTTAATATCGAATTCCCTTGGGTTCATCCAGAGAAGCCAGAGATTGTCGATGTGGTTCCCGCTGATCCCGAACCGATGGAAGAGCCTGTGATGGGTAAACCCGAAGTACAGGTTGCGCCCGTTGGTCAAGGAACTTCGGAATTGACCGTTTCGGTAAATGACAATTGTGAAAGTGTCAATTGTTCGGAAGAACCACCGCAACCAGACAAGGTAGGGTAATAGCCATGTCCACTCAATTTGTCGTAATCGACAAACTCGACCACCCGACCAATGCCTTATCAATCGAAATTGAAGAACGCTCTTGTCGGTTTGACTTGGATGTATGTGTGGTATCGCAAGATCGAACTACATTCAACACCGTACCAATCACCAAGACAGAACTGCTCGAAATGGCGAAGTCAATCATTCGGGTATGTGTTATCCATGCCGATATGGAAACAGATCGACAAGTTGATGAGCTACATAGTCTTGTCGATGAAATGCGGTGCATACCACGATCAACGAAATAGCACACATCCGCATAAAACTACAAACGCACCCGTCTTGGGTGCGTTTTTCGTAGGATTCCTACAAATTGACTATCGGTTCCTCAAGAATTCTGGTCTTGGTAGTTCACCAGTCGGTGCATGGACACCCCTAGAAGTCTGTGTGATCGCATTATTGTGACCATTGACTACGATGGGCTTGTCCGTCTTTCCGTTGTCCAGAATGAACAGTATGGGCAAATCCCTGAAGTCGGACTGCTTGATGTAGCACAACTTCCTGATTGACGGATTCGGATGCTCAAAATGCTTCATTGCGCCCGTATTGGACGAACAGATTTCATTGAACATCTTGAGGGCATCCGCTGTCTTGTCCCTTTTCAGCAATAGAACGAATCGGTTGTATTCAAACTCATACCCAGAGGCACTAATCATCTTGATTGAGAAAGTGGCCTTGACCCACTTGCTAGGTCTCATCCAGAACAACAATCTGGACGGTTTCCGCAATGTCGCAAATAGCGCACCGCTACGGATTCGCCACTCATATGTGGGGGATGTGTCGGATGCGACCAGTATTGATCGCAAATCAAGCGGATTTTCAGTTTTAGCCATCAATTCAACCTATCAATCAAGGAAACACCATTCTATCTTATTTAGGGCTACCAGAATCCTTCTTTTTGATTGGAAACGAGAACTTACCAGTTTTTGCCTTGATCTTGTTGTCGATAGCACCCGCCTTGGGAGTGGCGATAGGGGTCTCTTTTGGCGTTTCCTTGACCTCTACGGGCTTTGCCACCACGGGGGTAGGCTTTGCCAGTGCTCCGATCTCGATGGTCTTGGAGAGGACGCTAGGGGGGTTCTTTGGGTCGAACGGAATATAGGACTTTCCATTGTCCAAGGAATAGAGCAAAGGTCGGGCATGAAGGCGGGATTGAGCCACTTTCGGGGTGAAGATTCGGGAAGGAACATTGGCGATATGGAGCCAATCGTTGCCCTTGGCACTGGTCTCGAAGATCAATTGACGGGGGCGGTCAATCGGGTTCGGATACTTGGTCAAAAAGTAATTGACGATGTGGAGGAATATCGAACGGAGACCGGGGATATAAAGATCAACGGCTCCCACTGCACCAGTGTAGGTTTTTCCATTCACGGGTACAGGGAGGCCAAAGAAATGGTCGGATGTGACCGAAGGATTGTACCCGTTCCGCTTGAGCCTCAAGAAATCGTCAATGGTACGCAACCCAGAGGTAGGTACGCATTGGCGATTGACGAAATCCTGTACTTCGTTGCACAACTCCACGGCTTCATCAAGAAGTACGGTCGTTGCTTCATCGGGTACGAATCCCTTGGGGATCAATTGGGAACGGGTAATTGGGGTCATCTTACTGTCCTTCCATCAAATCACCACCAAGGAAGTGGTCGGTCTGTTCCATGAGAAGATTGCGGGGATTCTTCGATTCTTCGAGGTTCTTCTTTCCTTCGAGCACCTTCTTCTCATCACCTTCCTTCAAGAGACGGTTGGCAATGCCAGTCGATACCTTGGAAAGAGCTTGCATGAATTCGTTGGAAAGGGGATCATCGGAGAAGGCAAGACCCTTGAGCAACTGCACCGCTTTCGCCTGTGAGTCGTTGTCCTTGCCCCAATCGGTATCACCCAATTCCTTGATTACTTCTTTGACCTTGATAGCCATTTGATTACCCCTTCAGATTGATGGAGTAGGTCATCTTGGCGATGTCGAGAACACCAGTCACCACGCCCTTACCGACCACTTCAACGATCTTGTTCAAAGTTGAAATCTCTTGGGGATCGACTGCGACAACGATGGATTTCTCATCGGATGTCATGCGAACACGGCTTCCCAGAGTGGCGGTGATTGCGGACATCACATTGGAAAGAACTTCGCTTTCGTTGATTTCTTCCGTGGTCTCTTCGGATTCATCATCCTTCTTGGGGATTTCTTCCGATTCGGTAGAAGAAGCATTCGCTTCGGGAGCGGATTCGGGAGCGGATTCGATGACCGTACCAACGGGAAGGTCTCCTTCAACACCGTCTGCTTGGATGCTTTCGCCTTCCTGTACGGTGTGTGGGGTTTCCAGAGTCTCATTGACGGAAGTGTCCACGGGGGTCACTGTCACGCCAACGGGGACTTCAGGGGTTTCGTCTGTGATGATCGGGTTCTTTGCCATAGTATCCTCTGTGTGGTTTCTTGTATTTAGTTCATCAAAGTATGAAGGTCTTTGTGGTCGGGAATCAGGCTCTTTGTCTGCTCATCGAACTTCTTTTGATTCTCAATGAGCATATCGGACACACCATCCCAGAAGTCATCGTCTAGCTTCGAGTAGTCCACCGTTGCATCGGATTCTATCAGGTCGGAAAAATCCGATAGACGGCTCATAATGCTTCCAATTTCTTGATGGCCTTCTGTATTTCTTTGAGACCCTTGGAAGCCTTTTCCTTTGCCTTGGATACCAGAACCTTGGCTTCGCCCTTGTCCGTCCAACTCCCGATTCCATCAAGGAATGCTTGTGCGCCCTTGAGCGTGTCAATCGCACTAGCGTATTCCTGATTGATGGAGAAGATAGCTTCGCCCTTTTCACCAATAGGATCGACTGGATCGGATTCGCCATCCATATCATCGGGTTCGAGAGGTGGAGACCCACCCTCTTCTTCCAAGAGATTGTCCACTTCACGGAACAATCTTCCAATGATCCTATTGTGATTGACGAAGTTCACTTGATTACCTCAAAGCAACTTGGAATTGACGGGCGTTCCTTGCTCCAACCCTTCTCATATTCCGCAACCACCCCGCCATCGGGGAATTCGTCAATGTCCCATCCATTCCACTTGTAGCGAATCTTCTCCTGTTTGGAGAACGCAACATCCTTCCAGTAGGCATTGAACATGGATTCGGAAATGGTCTCTTCCGATTCTTCGTTCTTCGGACGGAACTTCGTGGTCATGGTGTATTCGGTCATGCCACGGGTGTTGAGGAATACGGTCTTGCGAATGCGAGTGTCAATCTCATCATTGGGCTTCAATATGAAACCCTGTACGATCTTTTCGGTACTGAATTTGGTCTCTTGTTTCACCAAGTCTGGAACCTTCCTCAATTTGAAGGAAAGTTCGTCTTCGATCTCCACACTTTCTTCAAGGACTTCTCCAAGAAGGTATCCAACCTGTTCCTCAAGGGTGGATTTCAGGCCAAGCATCTTCTTGAGGATTCCCGTGACATAGGCATAGAAAGAATCACCATCGGATTCCTTGTGGCCTTCATCATTTGCCAATTTCTTGGCTTTGTCCCATAGGCGTTCTACTTCGGCAATGGGCTTACCGCTTTCTTTGGCGAATGATTTGAGTGCGGGTGTTGGCATATTATTCCTTGAATGAGAGGCGTTCTTTGATGAACGATTTGACCTTCTTGACCATCTTTCCTATGGGCTTCCCGTCAAGAACACCAATGCTTGCTTCGCACAATTCGTACAGAACATCTTGCTTGTCAATCTTGGCATCGTTGGCCTTCGGATTGCTTCTCAATTTCTCCGATTGGCTTTCGTGAATAGCCATTCGTTTCTGAATGGCCTTCTTGTCATACTTGGAAGACAACCAGACGATGTAGTCGTTGATGTAGCCTTCGTCCATCTTCAAAAAGTCGGATGGTTCCTTGTCGGCAAGGATCTCTGCCAATGCGTCCAAGTGGTCTTTATCCTCTTGCATGAGGGAACCACCAAGCAAATGATCTGTCTGTTCTTCGAGAATGCTTGCCTTCATAACCACTCCTATTTCTTCAATGACTTGTTCTTTCTGCGTTGAGCCATCGTTGCCCGATATTTGGAGAACATCTTGCGCTCGATATTCGGAATCAGATTGGCTCTGCGTTTGACCATTGCATCAACATCCACCTTTGCGCTCAAGGAAAGATCGTCATACTTTCCACCCTTGGACTTGGCGAACTTGTTTTTCAAGAATTTGATTGCGGCTTTGTGGACTCTGCTCTTGACCGTCTTCATGTCGGTACGGAAGAACTTGACCTTCCTACGGGCTTTCATCTTGGAGGCCATGCGCTTCATCCTACGACCCGCTACGAGCTTCCTACGGATCAATTCACCCTTGTTCAAAGGCTTCTTGAAGACCGCTTCTTCGATGACCGCACAAAGCTCCTTGTCCAACTGGATATTGAACTCATCATTCATCTCTTGCATGAGGGTGAACGATGAAAAGTTCTCCATCTCGAACTTCTGGTATTCGGCCTGTTCCTCAAGGGTAGGCTCTTCCTCTTCTTCGTCCAGACGGGGATCGTCAATTTCGATCTCTTCGTCCAATCCGTTCATTTCATACGGGGTATCATCAATCTCTTCGTCATCGTCTGGATCATAGAACAGGTCATCATCGAATTCGGTGGAATCCACTGCGTCATCCGCATCATCGGAATCGTCTGCCAGATTGACAAGGATTTCAGCAACCTTGTCGGCAACCTTCTCGATGAAGTCTTCATTCGACCAACACCATTCCTTGCCTTCGTCCTGTTCTTTGTACAGTTCGGCATCGGGATCGGCTTCGGTCTTTTCCTTCTCTTCGGGCAACTGGTCTCCCGCCTGTGGACGCTTTGCGGGGCGAACCCATCCACGCCCATAGACCTTGTAATCGCCCAAGGAATTGGAATCAATGGCACTGGAACCAGATTGAGCGGGTTCCCCTTCTTCCTTGAGAACCTTCTTGCCTTCTTCCATGATACCCAACCGTGTGCTCTCTTGAATACCCAAGGCACGATTGATGATGGAAGCAACCTTGGGATGCGGTTGTGCGTTCTGCATGAAAATTGAGGTAGGGGATTTCATAGAAGCTCCTAGAACTTGATCTTGTGGGAAATGAACCAGTCTGCGACCTCTGCTTTCTTGACGATGGTGAGTTTTCCATTCGTCAATTGGGAAAGGGTCTGTGTCGGGTCACAATCAATCATATCCCACTCACGGAGTAGCTTCGCAACAAAGCCAAGCCTATCCTTGTCATCCTGTGAGAGATTATCGTATGCGTTCTTGTAAGTGAGTAGGAACCATTCCTTGAAATGGATAAGGAAGAATTTGGTCTTCCCCTCAATTTCGGTATGGTACAGGTACACACTTGGGGCAAGGGCTTTCTGATAGACCTTGTTCACAACTTCGGGTGCGGGGGGACGAACCTTGACACCGATTCGGTTCAGAGTTTCACGCACCACATTGGGTTTCACTTTCAAAGATATTTCGATCATATAGTTTCCTGTCCTTATACTCTATTTATGCGTCATGCTTTGGATAGGTCTAGGACTGGTGGATTTTTGGATGGTTTGGTTTTTACCAACTTCGTGAACTTCGCAAGACGCTTGAATGCCTCTTCATTGTTCACCGTCAATCCGATTTCCTTGGCGGTTTCATTGTTCAAGAAGTCGGTGAAGTTGGTCAGGTCTGATTGACCGAATACTACGATGAGGGGGTATTTGTCGGAAAGACCAGTGATGGTCAATGATGCTCCCCCTGCGTTGTTGATCCCAATACAGGCTTCGGCCTTGATTTCGGAATTGAACGCAACCACCACCGATTTGCTTCCTTCAAAAAGGGTTGCGAAATTCGGGAAGGTATCACGGTAATTTTCGGAATAAGTCAGGAATACGCTGTCTGCCTTGATGCGACCGCCTTCTGCGAATGAAAATGCGGTATCCATGCCAACGAAGTTCTTTACCCGTATTCCCGCCTTGATTGATGTGAGTCTGTGGGAGACAACGGTTCCATTCCAATCAAGGCCATCTAGCATACACCCGAATAGGGAAATGCGCCCATTGATGCTACCACCGATGAAATGGGCGTTTGCGAACACCATGTCCTTTTCATACTGGTTGTTCTTCAGTATCAATCGGGAATAGAGACTGGTGTTTCCCACCGAAGTAGTCGTGCTTTCCATGTTGAGGGCATCGGCATACGAATGGATCGAATGTGATGCGGTCTGCGATAACTTCCCGTCCTTAATTTCACCAATGAATGCGCCATTCTTCTTGTAAACATTGGTGACACCATTTCCGCTTACTCCATCAAGCCCTTTCCAGAGTTCCACCCATTTGGCATCGGGATAGAAATACTTGACAACGGTATTCTTGGTCGTACCTGTCTTTTCGTAGTATCGCTTCAAAACGCTAATCATATCGCATCCACCTCTGTTCGAGCACCTTCCCATTCGCTAGGATGTGCTTTGTCATCGCTCGATTGACCATCATTGACACCGATGTAGTCGAACTCCAAATCTTGTGCGGTCAATGAAATGGTGAAGTCGAGTTCTTCGGAAGTACCCGATACCATCGTCAAGGAAGAGATTGAAGTAAGACATACATCCAACAATCGGATTCGGAGTCGTTCCCGCTTCTGCGTATCAAGCAACCAAGCGGTGCAATGCGTGATGAAGTTCATGTACGGAGCGGGAACACCGTTCCGATTCTCCACGCTTCCACGCCTTAATTGATACCACCATTTCATAAACCACCAATAGTTCTCGAATCCTTCGGAGACCTTCATGGTGATCGTGAATGGAAACAATCCCTGATTTCGGTTGGGATTCATGTTCATCATTTCTCTTCCCGCAAAGAACGAACTGATATTGTCCACGGTCATATCGGGAAGAGTGAAGGTTGTGATGTACTGATCGAACAATCGAAGATCGACCTTCTCACCTTCTGCACTAGGCATATCACCAATGGCAAAACGCCATTTGTCCGCTTTGGCTACATTCGGTATCATATCACTCCTTGAACATTGAAATGTCGGATTCTTCCATAGCCAGTCCACGCTCCATTCCACCACGCATGAGCACCAAATACATGAGGTGCCCAATAGGATGTTCGTGGTGATGGACTATTCCACCGATGATGTAGTTTCCACCATAGATTCCATCCATAGCAGACTTTTCGCCACGGTTCATAAACTCAAATTCGAGCTTGACCAGTTTCCCCAATTGATAGTCCTTGTGTGGTTTCACGCACACGATGGCACTTGCGGATGCGAAGTCGAGTTTCTTCTTCTCATTGAAGACTTCGCTTGCCATGATATTGTCATGTCCGCTAGGGGTCTTTTCGGTCTCGATAATCTTGTTCGATTGACCATTCAATTCTTTACGCATTTGATGGAATTCGGCAAGAGTTCCAACGATCTGCGAATTGACGATGGTTTCGTATTTTCCCCAATCATAAGAGAAATCGGTTATCCCATATCCACCTGTCATATTGTGGAGGGATGTGATTGATTTGTAGGTGAATCCAACGAAGGGGTAGAACTTGTTTTCTGGTTTCAGATCATTCGGCTCGATGTCTTCGGCATAGGCTTCTGGAAAATGACGGAGGATCATCGGAGCGTCTGCTTCGATTGTCTTCAGGCTAGTAACCACCAATTTGCTATCCCGATTGGTGAACGCAAGCATCAAGTCATCATCCGCAACATGGGAGTGTCTGGATAAGTGCTTCAGGAAATCAAGTGTCGTTCCTGATTGGAGCCAAGTCATCGAATCGTTGGAATTGACGGAAATCTTCGGCTTGAACGACAACTCACCCGCCAACTGTTCAAAGACCTTGGAGCTTGTTTTGTTCGGAAATGAACGGAACCTATGTGGGTGATTGAGATTGGTACAGGCAAGGATACCAACCAATTGATGATCGGTTGCTTCTTGCTGTTTGTCCGTGATGTGTGCCTTCAATTTGAAGTATGCTTTCACGGGAAGTTCACGGACTTCGGGAGGGCGACCACCTAGCTCAATTTCAATGATGTCATCTTCTTGAAGATTGATACCACCAAAGAATTCTTCGGTCGATCTGAAATTGATGGAAATGGTAGGGATGAAATCGAACACCCATTCACGGATGGTTATGTCCCTGATATTGACATACAGGATAGGAATACCCGCAATGGATAATCTGCAATGGGGCAATCTGGTATCAAATTCACTCATACATCAAGTCCTTTTCTGCGAATCGCCTTGACATACCACCGTTCCATTTCGTTCTTCGGAGGGCATTTCAAGATGATTCCCGCTTTCAAATCATTCCAGACATCGGAGATGGAATTGAACTTCATCAATATCCACCAGAAGCGATCATCCCCATACAGGGCATATGCGATAAGGTCGGGTCTTCCAACCTGTACCGATGTGACGGTATGCGGGGTTGTCTTTCCCTTGTACACGAAATCTTCAAAGCCAGTCTGTAATAGGTCGAGTTCTCCACGCCCATTGACTGCTTCGGTTTTGATTACTTTGGAACGCAACATTATTCTTCCCCTTCAACGATTGTCACTCTCGATCCCCCGACTGGATACGACTCATAGGTGACGGGTTCGACTGTCTCGAAGGTGATTGTGAATGTGGCATACATAGGACCGGCTGTTGTCATTTCTTTCGAGAATGTCGCACCGAACGACTGGATAAAGACCT